GAAATGGCTAGAGGTAGTCAGTCTTCGTGGAAAGACGAATGGCTTACTATATTATTTAGCATACCCCTTATACTAGCTTTTATACCCGGAATGGAAGAGGTGGTTGCAAATGGTTTCGCACAACTCAACTCAATGCCTGAATGGTATCAGTACTCACTTGGAGTTATCGTTGCTGCTTCTTTCGGAGTACGTTCGGCTACAAAATTCTTTGGTAAAAAATAATGATTGATTGGTGGAAACGATGGCTGCAATTTAATGTTACAGCCAAGCTGACTATGATTGCTTCTGTTGCAATGTCATGGCGTTGTGCTGAGTGGTTTATGAACCTAGAAGACCCCACAACACAGCAGTCTGCATTTGTTTCTGTTATCATGGGTGTTATGACAGGTGTATATGGCATCTATCTAGGCAGAGAATCAAAAGGCAAATAGATGAAATACATTCGTACACATTTAATCAAACAGCTTGTTAAGAGTGAAGGTCTGCGCCTAGAAGTTTATCAGGATACACTAGGCATTGACACAATTGGAGTTGGTAGAAATCTTGAAGACCGTGGTATTACACAAGAAGAATTAGATACTATGGACATACCGAACATAGAAACAGTGTATGAGTATGGTATTACCGAAGTTGACGCTGCTTTTCTATTAGAGAATGACGTACAGATAGTTGAGGAAGAACTGTTACGTGCGCACCCTTGCGTAGACAGCTTAGACTCTGTACGTCAACTTGTACTTGTAGACATGGCTTTTAATATGGGTGTGCCACGTCTATGTAAGTTTAAAAAGATGTGGGCTGCAGTACACGAAGAAGATTTTCGCACTGCCGCAAAAGAAATGCTTGACAGCAGGTGGGCAATTCAGGTAAAATCACGTAGTCATAAGCTGGCACATGCTATGCATCATGGAGAGTTAAAGTAATGGCTTATATTGAAAATGGCGTAGTATACGCAGGTACATATAAAAAGGGTTCTTCCCGAAAGCGGTTAAGAACAGCTACAGAACAAGACTATAATAATTCTGCTATTAAAGAGGTAGGACCAAGCGTAGGTGAAACAGCTAAAAAAGCTGCTAGTTCTGCTATGGGAGCAATTACAGGTTTCTTTGGTGGCGATGATAAAAAAGATGATAAAAAGAAAAAGGATAGTCTGGCCTCTAAAATAGGATTTAACAAAGGTGGTTATGCGGGTAAGTCTCGCACGGGACACACTGACTATCGCTTTAACAAAGGCGGCATGGTTGTGTCATCTACAAATAAAACGAAAAAGAAATAATGGCTAGAGAACTAAACGAAAGACAACAGAAGTTTCTTGAAGTCCTCTTTGAGGACGCTGGCGGTGACGTAGTTGCCGCTAAGAAACTGGCTGGCTATTCAGAGTCCACTGCTACAACTGCAATTGTAAAAGGTCTCAAGGAAGAGATACTTGAAGCAACGCAGATGTACATGGCACGTAATGCACCTAAAGCTGCTATAGCTATGACACACGCTTTGTACGACCCAACTGAACTAGGTATTCGTGATAAGATGTCAGCAGCTAAAGAACTGCTTGACCGCACAGGTTTGATTAAAACAGAGAAGGTGCAGGTAGAAGCAGCAGGTGGTGTGATGCTTATGCCAGCTAAAGCTACAGTAGAGGATGATGACTAATGGCTAAAAAGAAATCTACATCTCAAAAAGAACAAGATGCAATTAAAGACTTTATTAGAGATTCTGGAATATCTTTAACTGAAGCACGTATGATGTTACAAGAAGCAAGAAAAAACGCTGACCGTTTTGAAGACGATGACGTTCAAGATTTTAGTAGCGGTGGTATGCCAACAAAAAAGTACGTAAATCCAGTTACTATAACAGACAACCGCAAAAAGAAAAAATGACTAGAACAGCAGGGCAGTGGAAGTTACCACAGCCAACAGACATTAAAGAAGAGAACGAATGGGTACAGATACCACGCATTGCACGTACTGTACCATTTGGTTACAAGCAGAATGAAGAAGACCCCGACATTCTTGACCCCATTCCAACAGAACTTGATTTGTTAGAAAAGGCTAGAACGTACACAAACCAGTACAGCTATCGTGAGGTAGCTAACTGGCTGAGTACAAATAGCGGAAGATACATATCTCACGTAGGTTTAAGGAAACGGTTAAGTAATGAGCGACAACGTAAGAACAAAGCTGCAAGCCTCCGCAAATGGGCAGATTATGCGCAAAAGGCAATCGCCAAAGCGCAAGAAATTGAAGAAGCAAGAACAGGCGCAAAAGCCAACGGTTGAGATAAAAGAAACTGTATCTGAAGCTGCTGAGTTTGAAAGCATAGAGGAAACAGCTAATGTATTATTTAAACCTAATCCCGGTCCACAGACTGACTTTCTTGCAGCAAGTGAACGTGAAGTATTATACGGTGGTTCAGCAGGGGGTGGTAAATCTTATGCCATGCTTGCCGACCCTTTAAGATATATGGGGCATCCTGCGTTTAGTGGGTTGCTTTTACGACATACAACAGAAGAACTGCGAGAATTGATATTTAAGTCGCAGGAATTGTACCCAAAAATCTGGCCCGGTATCAAGTGGTCAGAAAGAAAGATGCAGTGGACTGCCCCTTCTGGTGCGAGATTGTGGATGTCTTATCTTGATAGAGATGATGATGTCCTGCGTTATCAGGGTCTAGCTTTTAGCTGGATAGGCTTTGACGAACTGACCCAATGGGCAAGCCCCTATGCATGGAATTACATGCGAAGTCGTCTAAGGTCCACTGCACCTGACCTGCCTGTTTATATGAGGGCAACAACTAACCCCGGTGGTAGAGGGCATAACTGGGTAAAGAAAATGTTTATTGACCCTGCACCCTACGGACAAGCATACGATGCCACAGACAGCGAAACAGGAGAAGTACTCCGATATCCAGCAGGACATAGCAAGGCTGGAAAGTCTTTATTCAAGCGTAGGTTCATACCAGCAAGACTCTCTGACAATCCTTACCTTGCAGAAGCAGGAGATTACGAGGCCATGCTTCTCTCCATGCCAGAGCAACAAAGAAGGCAGCTTCTTGACGGTGATTGGGATATTAAAGAAGGAGCAGCTTTTACTGAGTTTGACCGCAACCTTCATGTTATTGAGCCTTTTGACATTCCTAATAATTGGGTTAAGTTTAGGGCTTGCGATTACGGTTACGGTTCTTACAGCGGGGTGGTTTGGTTTGCTGTGTCGCCTTCAGAGCAACTTATTGTATATAGAGAATTATATGTCTCAAAGGTACTCGCTACTGACTTAGCGGATATGATTTTAGAATTAGAGGCAGGTGATGGTAATATTAAGTATGGCGTTCTTGATAGTTCCCTTTGGCATAAACGTGGCGATACTGGTCCATCACTTGCGGAACAAATGGTACAGCGAGGGTGTCGTTGGAGACCTTCAGACAGAAGTAAAGGCAGTCGTGTAGCGGGTAAGAACGAAATACACAGACGTTTACAGGTAGATGAATTTACGGAAGAGCCTAGACTTGTTTTCTTTAATAGTTGCACAAACACTGTCTCACAGCTACCGTCCATACCGCTGGATAAGAAAAATCCAGAAGATGTGGACACGAAAGCAGAAGACCACTTGTACGATGCGTTAAGATATGGTATAATGTCACGACCACGTTTTAGTATATTTGATTACGACCCAAGAGGTAGACCCGGTGGTGGAATGCCTATTGCTGATGCTACTTTTGGATACTAAGGAATAGAATATGAATGAAGATGATATCATGATTGAAGATGACGCTATCGCGTTAGAAGACACAGATGATTCTGTTACCTTTGATGCTGACGTGTCTAAAATTATTCCATTTGTAATTGACCGATACAAACGTGCGGAAGACTATCGCTACCAAGACGAAGAGCGTTGGCTAAGAGCATATAGAAATTATAGAGGATTGTATGGCCCAGATGTACAATTTACTGAGGCAGAAAAGTCACGGGTATTTATTAAAGTTACCAAGACTAAGACGCTTGCTGCATATGGTCAAATTGTTGATGTGCTGTTTGCTAATAATAAGTTTCCTCTTTCTATTGAGCCTACAACACTCCCTGAAGGCGTTGTAGCTGATGTACACTTTGACCCTAAAGAACCACAGCAGCTTCAAGCAGAAACTTCTTTATCTAGCCCTTATGGCTTCAGAGGTGATGGCAACGATTTGCCACCGGGTGCTACAGCTAAGACGTTACAGGAAAAACTTGGCCCACTAGAAAATAAACTTGAAGGTGTACAGGACAAGTTAAAAGAAGGTCCGGGCAAAACTCCTACTGCGATTGAATTTAGCCCAGCTATGATTGCTGCTAAAAAAATGCAGAAGAAGATACATGACCAATTAGAAGAGTCAGGTGCTAATAAAAACTTGCGTAGCAGTTCATTTGAAATGGCACTATTTGGCACAGGCATTATGAAAGGTCCGTTTGCAAAGGACAAAGAGTATCCTAATTGGGATGACGAGGGTAACTATGACCCACTTTTCAAAACTGTACCACAAGTAGAGCATGTATCTGTTTGGAACTTTTATCCAGACCCAGATGCAAACAACATGGATGAGGCGCAGTTTGTGATTGAACGTCACAAGATGTCTCGCTCTCAACTACGTCAGTTAAAAAAGCGTCCATACTTCCGTGGTCAAGTTATTGATGAAGCTATTCAGTATGGCGAAAACTATACTAAAAAGTATTGGGAAGATGACCT